CAGTAATACAACCAGAGATATAGCGTTACTTTCATCATTTATATATATTCTATTCAATCCACTAACTGTAAACTCTATGCCTAGTTCAGAGCCATCTTTCAATCTGTTGAAATCTAATAAAGGATTATCTTCTTCCTGTCCTGTTTGACCTATATAGAATTTAAAGTTACTTAAACATGGTCTTATTTCTCCATCACTATTTGGTGTTTTCATAAAAGTTCCTCCTTCGCCCCAGAGTGGAGGGATATTTTGTTTACATTTACAGTGTGCCAAATCTATCATTAAAAAGGCCGACTAATGTTTGAAATTACATTTCTTTTCCTCTTTTTAAATTTCGCCTTATTTTCTTTTTATATGAAATTTCTTCCAAGTCTTCTTTAATCTCTCTTACTTCTTTCTTGTTGTTTATGTTCATCGCTTTTCTTAATTTCTTCAAATATCTATACATAATGTATCTCCACTCCCTTTGTTTATTCGAATTTTAATAGAAATAATATAGTTTGAAGTTGGTAGTTTACAAGGTATACATAGTTATCATTGTGGTTTAACTGCTTATCAGGCACTTTATAGCTTCTTTCTTTATCTGTGATAAGAGGATAAAAAATAGGGCAAGTGGATGCCCTCAATTATTCTGGTTTAATATCATAAATATATCGTTTATTAGAGAATGATGTTAATGGTTGGAACTCTAGCTCTATTTTTTCTGGGTTACCATTGATTGCAAAACCTTCAGACCCACTAATTTCTCTATTTGGTGATAACGAATCCATTAATTGATCATCGATAGGATAAGATTTAGCTTGCTTTCCATCTACATAAACTTTTACATCTCCACCCACTGGAATTTCTTCTTTAGAATTGTTTTTTTACAGTCATATCAACTTTTAATACTTTATCAGCTTGAACATCAGCAAATTCATTTCTCTCTTCTGTATACGCAGCATTATCTAACGTGAATGATACGCCATCTATTTCAGTAGTTTCTCCTACTTTTTTTATTTTTGTATTTTTATCTTTGTTAAGTGTACCTTCTTCATTTATTCCTTTATCAACTTCACTTACAAAAGCTCCGGTACACGCTGTTACACCAATAACAATTAATAATAATAAACCTAAACAGCCTCCACAACCCCATAACCATTTCTTTTTTGATTTAGCAGATTGTTCTTTTTTATACTGCTCAAATTGCTGTTGTTGTCTTTCTAAAAGTTCTTCGTTTGTTAATTCCTTTTCGTCTGATAAATTCTTCACATTACTAATCTCCTTCATTTAATTTTTTATATTTAAAAACCTGCAATGGCTCAAATCGAATAAGATAGCCGTTATGGCAAGTTGATAAACCGAATTTATTTTTGTAATGCTGTAACACTGTATATACGTGTTCTTCGCTTAATTGAACATATTCAGCAAATTCATATAAGCTACTTACTCCGTATTTATATGCGTCTATAATCTTGTTCAAAGATATAGAATTTTCATAACCATGTCTTCGTGCGTAATTTTCGAATTTACGGTTATTGAAACTTGATTCATCAAATATATTTCCGTATGTAAGTTTATGGTGAGCTAATTCTTCATAGAGAACTTCAGCTTTTCGTATTTCGGAAAGACTGCTTTTAATATAGATTTTTCCATTTCTGTAGAACCCTGGTTGGAAACTAGGTAAACGATCAGTCTCCTCAATCTCAACCCAATCGTTAGCGATACATAAATCTTCGTAAACTCCCATTAAGAAACACCCTTTACTTATCTCTATTCTTAACCCATTCAATAAACTTATTAACTTCTTCAATTTCCTCTTCTGTTAGACCTTCTTTGTCAAAATGAGCGGCCATAGTGTCTTGTTCTTGCTCTTTTTGTTCACTTTCTGTAAAACCAAGTAAATATTCTGTACTAATATGAAGTGCTTTTGCAAAATCTTCCGCACGGTTCAATGGAAACTCTCTAGTTAAGTTTAAATAACGCGATACAGCTGATTTAGCCATTCCTACACGACGAGCTAATTCACTAAGCGACATATTTTGTTCTTTTAACGTTGTTTTTATTATTGTGATTATTTCATCATTTGTTCTCATTTTTAGTATCTCCTGAATAATTAATTTGTTCTTATTAGTGAACAATTAGATTATAACACCGTTCCCAAATGAATACAATACTTATTGAAGAAAAAACTTTTTGAACTTTTTTGGCGATAAAGTGTTGACGAACGAGAACGAAGGTGTTAAAGTTTAGTTAGTTCTCAAACGAGAACGATTGGAGGTGACATCATGATTCTGAATCTTAAAAGACTAAGAGCTGAAAGAATCGCTTGTGGTATAACACAAGATGAAATGGCTCATAAAATGGGATGGAAAACAAGAACCCCCTACGCTAAGAGAGAAAACGGAATAGTGGATATTGGAGCGAATGAATTTATTAGAATGGCAAAAATACTTGGGTATGAAACAAACAACCTAGATATTTTTTTTACACAAGATGTTCCCGATAAAGAACGACAAACTACTTAATAGGAGGAAATCACATGCAAGATTTAAAAAAGATACATGAGATAGCAATCAAAATTATCGAACTAGCAGAAAAAGAAAAATGGAGCGAAGAGGAACTAATATCGACAATAGACCTCTTACATCTCCAAAATCAAAACAAACTGTCTTTAACTGTTAATGGTAAAAAAATCATTTAGGATTTTTGGTATTCATATCAACATCAAAAGTTAAAGAATTTTCATCAACCAAAATTAGTCGGTGACTTGAACGTATATCAATATTATTGCCGTCAACGTGGATTGTTACAATCAACCCATTTTCGTAAGTTAAGCGAACGCCTTTACTACCATCTACAAATTCACTTGGTGTTCCGTTGAATTTACCAGCATTTCTAATATTGATACTAAGGTTGTAATTATTCTTCAATCTTATCACCACCTACTACCGCAGCAGCGATAAAAGGATTATAGCACGAAATATGGAATTAAATTCATTTTGAACTGAGATATACAAGTATACAACAGAAAGGAGCATAAACATTATGCAAGATTTAAAAGTATTTCAAAACTCGCAATTCGGAGATTTAGAAATTTTAACTATCGATAACAAAGAGTATTTTCCAGCAATCAAGGTTGCGGAAGTTCTCGGTTATACAAATCCGCGCGATGCTATCTCAAGGCACACAAAAAAACGTGGGGTCGTGAAACACGACGTCATCGATTCGTTAGGTAGAAAGCAAGTTAAAAAGTTCATTGATGAAGGTAATTTATACAGATTAATCTCACGTTCAAAATTACCTCAAGCAGAGCAATTTGAAGAATGGATCTTTGATGAGGTTCTGCCTGCAATTCGCAAACATGGAATCTACGCAACGGACAGCGTGATTGAACAAACGATACAGAATCCGGATTACATCATTACAGTGTTGACTGAGTATAAGAAAGAAAAAGAACAAAATTTACTTTTACAACAAGAAATCGGAGAGCTAAAACCCAAAGCAGACTATGTCGATGAAATATTAAAGTCGACTGGGACATTGGCTACAACACAAATCGCAGCAGACTACGGTATTTCAGCGCAAAAGTTAAATAAGTTGCTGCATGAAGCTAGATTACAAAGAAAAGTGAACAAACAGTGGGTTCTTTACTCAGAGCATATGGGCAAAAGCTATACAGAATCAGACACTATACCAATTGTACGCTCTGACGGTAGAGAGGATACAGTTTTACAAACTAGATGGACTCAAAAAGGTAGATTGAAAATACATGAAATCATGACTGACTTCGGTTATGAAGCTAATTTAGGAGGAGTGTAAATGACACCAGAACAAAAAGAAAAATTAAATGACATTGTACTGACTTTGTATGTTGCTAAGCAGGATAAAGGTCCAACATTTCTACATGGCGACACAACACCTGTGCGAGGGATAGGAACTATCGAACACACATATGAAGTAGACAGAGAGGAACATCTTGAATCATTGATCGAATGGGCGATTGACCAAATCGGACAACATTTTGACTTAGATGGAGAAGATGAGTAACAACACCCTACCCACAATCGAGCGGAATTAAAGGAGGTGGAGCGAAATGAGCAAACTCAAAACAATCAAAATAGCACTCCTAATCGTCATCTTGGCGGAGGAGATTAGGAATGCTAAGGAAACAAAAGTATTCAGAGTAAAAATTAATGCAGATACCAGTGACTTAAAAAATTACATTGCTGATTATAAAAAATCACTTAAATAATTTTTCTGTCATCATTTGATGTACTGCACTTTCGAACATTGCTTTCCAGCTATCAAATTTGCTGTGATTATTGACGTACTCATTCCATTCATCAGTTTCAGTAATTTTTTCAAATTCTGATTGGTTATTAACATCTAAATTTGCACCATTGATGAATTCATAAATATCTGTTTGATCTGTGTTGGATTTCATGAATTTTTCGCTAAACACTTCATCAAAAGAATAGTTATGAGTACCTGATATTTCTTCAGCGTTATTTGATATCTCATCCAGTCGCTTAATAAATTTATCGAGCCCATTAGTTTTAACCATGTTTACCACCCCCAATCCAACGCAGTAGCGATAAAAGGATTATAGCACGTATTTAATTAATAAAAACTTAATGCATTAAAGATATACAAGTATACAAGATAGGAGGCGCCACTTATGACACAAACACTCAGTGTACAAATCAATATTCCAGAAGAATATGTATTGATTGAAAAAGATATTCACTCACAGTTGTTGATGAACCAGCAGAAAGCAACATGGTCTAAAAAAGAATTTATTGATCATTCGCCATTTAAATCTAACAACAGTGTGGATGACAAGATTCTATTCAATCCTAAGTTCAGAAAGATTTTAGAAAGTGAAGGCATTGCGAGTTATCCGAAAGGAAATAAACGCAACTGGTCGTTTGACGGTCCTAAAGCATATGAATTTCTTAGGAAATATAGAGATGAATTTTAAGGAGATGAAGCAATGAAATCATTCTGGATCGCATACGCATTCTGCTTTGCAAGCACATTCACACTGACACTAATTACACAAGATTTCATTATATCAGCAGCATGGTCATTGCTTTTATCGTTAGCAGTTTATCTGTTCTTCGATGTCTGGTACTTCGAAGAAGATGAAACAGAGGAAGCAGTCGATGACGGCGAAGAGTATATTACGTTATTTACGATTAAGTATTAAAAAAGACTGCTAGCAACCATGAATTGCTAACAGTCAAAGTCAAAAGAGTAGGAAAATTATCCACTTCAAGCTTACAAAAATTATTGGAGGTAGTCAATCATGACTAAAGAATATATCACAATTAGTTTAGAAACATACGATAATTTGATTCGTAGCAATGAACGCAAAAATATACAAATAGAGGATCTGCAAGAAACTTGTCACAACTTGCGTATTGAATTAGAGGATTTAGAAGCGACAATCGAAGAATTAGAACGTAAATTAGCTTCTTACGAGCAGTTGGACGAAATAGACGTGGAAGGGTCGTTGAATATCGATGAGTAAGACCACAGTTACCTATCTTATTAAGATTACTGATACCAACTTATATGTTACAAACAGACCCACTGAACAAAACACTACAATCAAATATTCAACCAGTCGTAGTGACGCTAGAGAGTTCAACGGAATGGAAGATGCAGCAGTAGATATGACATTCCATACTGCAATAAAAAAGACGGTAACTGAAACAACTGAATATGAGGAGGTTGTAATAGGTGAGTGGACCAGAAAAGAAAGTCGAGAATAAAATACGTCGATATTTAGAAAGCAAAAATGCTTTCGTTATGAAAACACATGGTGGAAGCCCAGGGACTCCTGTGGGTATACCAGATTTATTTGCGGTATATCGTGGGATCGCAATTTTCATTGAAGTGAAACGCGAAAAAGGCGGTCGCCTTAAACCAATCCAAACTGCCCAAATTGATGCTTTAAGGCAACACGGCACAATTGCGATTGTTACAAATAATGTGAGGTGCGTAGAGGACCTGACAGAAATAATAGACACACTCATCACACAAGGGGCATGGTCAAGTATTCAAAATGCAATTCGTGTTGCTAATGAAATGAGTGATAAGCGTTGATTCTATACCCTACACAACAAGCAGTAATGGAACAAGCAAAACCTTCATGGTTTTACGGATTAGGCACATCAAGCGGCAAATCACTTATATCAATCTATCATTATCTCAAACATAACAAAGGTGAACCGCTTTTGATTGTATGTCCGCCTACAAAAAAGAAAAGTAAAGAGTGGGATTATGAGGTTCAAAAAGTAGAAAAGCATGAAAATATTAAAATTGAATACGAAGTGATTGCTTCTTCTATGTTAGCTAAACAATACAAGGATTATAAAGGTTATTTTCTAATCCTAGATGAAGCGCATTACTTTATGAACCCTACATCTAATAGAGGTAAAGCAGCACAAAAGTTATGTAAACAATCTACAAACTACGTCATGCTTTCTGCCACACCTGGCGAATCATGGGATAAATTTATCAATTACTTAATTATCTTCGGGTTTTACAAAAATAAAACAGAATTTCTAAAACAACATGCAGTATTTGAAACAAAACATTTTGGTGGTAGATCCATTCGTCAAATCGCCGATTTCAAAAATACGGATGCATTGAAAAATAAATGGCAATCCTTTTCAATCATGAAGCCTACATCATATTTTGTTGACTTACCACAAGTGTCAGAAAGGTTTGTTGAGTTTAACAAATCACAACTTTATAAAAAAGCTGCAAAAGATAGAGTGATTGAAATTAATAATGAAAAAGTCATTTTAGACAGTCCACCTAAGCTAGGAGCAACACTAAGATATTTAACGAACCAAAAAGCCAAAGTCGCTTACACCAAAGAATTAATTGAAAGCACTAATGATAATGTTGTGATTTTTTATCAGTTTTTAAGAGAAAAAGAAAACTTATTAGAAATGTTAACAAAGACAGATAAAAAAGTGTTTGAGGTTAGTGGTCAAAATTTCGAATTACCGACACAAGAAGAAAGGCCTGCACTCAATAACAGCGTAACACTGGTACAAATACAAGCCGGAAGTGCTGCAATCGAATTAAAGTATGCGTCACAAGTGATTTATTACACACCAACTTATTCGTATACCCAATACCAGCAATCACGTGGACGGTGTATTAGACACGGCGGCAAAGAACGCGTTGAAATTATAAAATTCAAAACTGAAGGAACGATTGAAACGCAAGTATGGAACGCATTAAGCAACAAAAAAGATTTTGATGAAAAACTATATTTGCTAGAGGAGGTCAATAATGGCGAATGAATCACTATTTAGTCAACTCAACCAAATCAATGTGAATGATCACGTTGAAAAGAAAAATGGTCTGAATTACCTATCTTGGTCTTACGCGCATCAAGAATTAAAAAAGATAGACCCTAATTATTCAGTGAAAATACATGAGTATCCGCATCCTGAAATACAAAACGAACAATACTTCGTTCCCTATCTTGCTACACCAGAGGGCTACAGTGTGACCGTGTCTATTACTATTAAAGGGCAAACTGAAACTGAAACATTACCTGTTCTTGATTTCAAAAATAAATCAGTACCTTACAAGCAAGCTGACATGTTCCAAATTAACAAAACATATAAACGTTGCTTTGTGAAAGCAGCTGCTTTACATGGATTAGGTCTGTACATTTACAACGGTGATGTGATGCCAGAACAACCATTTGAACCAGCAAGCGAATCAGAAATAAATGCAGTGAAAGAAAAACTGAAAGAGTTGGCAACATTGATGAGCATAAAAGAAACGCAGTTAAAAAGAAAAATGAATATATCTAACAAATTATCAAGCGAAGATGCAGAAGAAGCAATCATGCGTTTAGAAAACGGAATCAACTATTATAAAAACAAGAAAAAGGATGATGAATGATGAATCACTTTAACGGAATTGGAAGAATGACAAGAGGTGCAGATGTAAAACAAACAAAAAACGGTAAGCAATTTGCACGTTTCACAATCGCCATTAATCGCTTTAATGATGAAGTTGATTTTATCGACTGTACCGTATTTAACGAAAAAGTTGTAAATGTCGTATCCAAATACACAAGTAAAGGTTCGCAAATTGGAGTTAGCGGCTCGTTACAAATTAACACATCTGAAAAAGACGGCCATAAATTCAAACACCCTCAAATCAACGTGCAAGCTATAGATCTGCTTGATAGCAAACAAAGCAATACTAAAGGTTCAAATACACAACAAAACAATAAATCAGATAATCCATTCGCTAATGATCCAGTAGATGTTAAATCTGGCGAATTGCCGTTTTGATGAAGGAGGAAATTTACATGACTGACAAAGATTATGTCTTTAAAGAAATGACTAAAATCATCGAAATTTTAGAAGGTGTTAGAGATTATTTACCATCATCAGATGCAGATGAAGAAATATATCTTGAAAAGTTTCATATCAGAGATTTAAGAGATGAGTTTGATGAACAGTACACTGAACCGATTGAAATAGAGGAGTGATGTCATTTGAATAAAGTACCTCAAGGCAAATATCAAAAATTGCTTGATTACCTTGTATCGAAAATGAAAACAGGCAACGCAGATGTGTATTTTTCTGAAACGAATGTAATAGATGAACCTATTCCAAAAGAAGATGACCGTTACAAATTGAACAAACTTACTTTGGTTATAGAACATCACGAAAAGAGTAGTCCTCATGATTGAGCTTGATCATGATACGCATGTCGAATTTACAGTTTTTAAAAACCAATATGAACCGCAACCGATTCAATTTGTAGAAGGTCCATTTACCAAGCTGCTTAATTTTATAGAAAAACCTAAAGTAGGCGAAAAAAACACAAATTACTGTTTTGTCGGCGGTCAAGTTCAGGCACACAGAAATAATGAAAATACAGTGTCTCGTTCAATCATCACAATTGATTATGATGATATACCTGCAGACGTTGATTTCTTTTCAGAAGTTTCAAGTCAATTGGATAGCGGTTTTGCTATCTATTCAACACACAATCACAAACCGGAAGCACCGCGTTTTCGCTTACTTATACCATTAGATAAAACTTATAAGCTAACCGCTGATGAATATAGAGCGAGTGTTCAATATATCGCTAATACAATTTTAGAAATGGACTATTATGATCCAGCAAGCGAAGTGTTAAGCCAAGTGATGTTTTTGCCTACGGTGCCAGATGATACAAAACAAAATTACATCTTTAAATACGTAGATGAGGAACCACTTGAACTTGAACCTATTTTGTCAGTAGCAGAAGTCAAACGTGCAATACAAAACAAACCATTAGTAAGCGATGAAACTTGGGAAGTTATCTTAAAAGGATTGAGTGAAGGTGAGTATACAGGTCGAAACAGTGCAATGGCAAAACTTGTCGGTCACCTCATTTCTAAAAAAGTGAATCCTACTATCATCTATTATCTAATGCTTTACTGGGATGAACACAATCAACCGCCTTTGCAAGATAGCGGCGATTTCGACACAGTATTTAAGTCGATTTACAACAAACATAGAAAGGAGGTATAGCATGGCGGAATTACCAAGTGACATCAAGGCAATGTTCATAGATGATAATTTCGATTCATCACAATTCTTTACTGAAAAAGGCGGTTTCCTGCATTACAATTTTGCAGAGTATCTGGCAGAACAGCACAACGGTATTATGTTGGACGGCAAACCGCACTTATTTGACGGTAAAAAGTACATTGGCTTAGACAAAAATACCATCAGAAAACTTACTTTAAACTATATACCTTCTTTGAAAGAAAATCAGAATAAAGAAGTGCTTTATAAACTAGAAGCTTTATGCAGCAAAAACCAACAAGAACAAGCACCACCATACTTTATAGGTGTAAAAAACGGAATTGTCGATATACGTGATATGACACTTAAGCCTTTCCATCCAAACATTCATATTACCAACATTATTAACGTTGAATACGAACCGAATATGAAAAGCGAATTGGTAGAAAAATTTATAAGTGATTTATCTAATCATGATAATGAAGTAGAAAAGTTACTTTATGAAATGATTGGTTATGGACTTTACCGCGATAACTTCTTACAAAAAGCATTCTTCTTCTTTAGTCCAGGTGGTAATGGTAAATCGACACTATTTAAGTTGTTGCATCACTTTTACGGTACGGATAATACAACAGCCTTATCTTTCAAAGATATTCAATCTCGATTCAAACCAGCTTCCTTACAAGGAACAATGGTTAATATCGCTGATGACATTGATCCTGATTTTATTAAAGAAACAGGCAACTATAAGACTATTGTTACTGGAGATAAATTCAATGCAGAACGTAAAGGTCAAGACGATTTCAATTTCACACCTTATGTAAAGTTAATGTTCGCAGGAAATGAATTGCCGCAGACGTCAGACCGTTCAAGAGGTTTCTATCGAAGAATGGTATTAATACCAATGCTGAAAAAATTCGGGCAAGATGGTGAAAAAGGCGACCCTATGATTATCCACAAATTAAAGGAACCGAAGCATTTAAAAGCATTACTCAATTTATCACTCAAAGGGTTATCAGAGGTATTGCGAACTGGAAAGATACATGAACCTGCAATATCTAAAGATTATAAAGCACAGTATGAGTATGATAATGATTCAATTCTACAATTTATCAATGAATCTATGGATGATAAACATCGTACATTACCAGCAGTTGAAGGTAGACCGACAGAAAAAACATATGCTATTTACCAAAGTTGGTGCAACAAAAACGGATTGCTAGCAGTAAGCAAACCTAAATTCACCAGAGAATTACGTCGTATAGGATTTGACTCTATTTTAAAGTGGTCTCCAGAATACAAAAAGATGGTTCGTTTTTATCATAAAAATGAAACAATTGATTTTTACGATTTCGACGGTTTAAAACTCTAACCATACAAAAAAGTGTATGTTTTTAAAAAAAGTGTATGGTCGATAAACGTTGTCATATCAATGCTTTTATCTATTTCCATACACCATACACTTTTTATATTAAATATTAATATATATACCTATATAGAGAAAAGAAATATAAGAACAAATTCCGAAAAAAAGTGTATGTTTGTATGGTTTTGGTGTAAAACCCTTGGGAGAGTAAGGTTTAACCACCATACAGAAAACATACAGAACATACAGAACATACAAATTATAGAAGGTGATTAATTGAATATCGACAATGACGATGTAGAAATGCAATTCAAATGCACAGTGACATTTACAGCTAAAGTCAAAGATACATTTCACAAACACGAAAATACACAAGCTATGGAAAATAGTTTGATCAATAAAATTTATGAAGAACCAGAGGCCTACTTGGATGATTTAGAAGTCACAGATGTAGAGCGGTTATTGTAGGAGGTTAAAGTGATGTCTAGAAATACAATCTATGTAAATAATAAAGCGGTAGCGTTGACACCAGAAGACATGCGTCAGATTAAATGCAAGGCCTTGAATTTATTGCTGGTTGAAAAACGTATGAATCACGGATGGAGTAAGGAAGAAGCAACTACCCTGCGTAGAGATTACATTACTAAATGGGGTTCTATTTATTGGAGAAGAGATTTTCCGGATGTAACTTTATATGTACCTTTGAATGAGATGCGGAGAATCAAGATTGAAAGATACCAAATCAATAAAAAGTATCAAGAAGGCAAGAGCTTTGAAGAAATCATAGGAGACGACTTTGAATATTATCTTGAAGAACATAAACCAACATTTAACGTAGACGAAATAGAAAAGAAAAATAAATTAGCAGAACAAGCAGAAGCACGCAGAAGAAAAGAGCGTCCTTGGTTATATGACGGTACACCGCAGAGTGTAGAAGCTGGTCCTTGGTACTTGCACCTATGTGAAAATGATTTAATGGTAAAGGCGGTGCGCTAATGAATGAGATTAAAGATTTGAGAAGAGATGATTGACGACCAACAAGCAGAAGGCAAACCAGATAGCGAAGTGTTGAGTAGAATCAGATATGAAGTATCTAATGTGGAGGATGAGAGAAATGATTGAAAATGCGAAAGGTATTACTACTAAACAAATTGAAAAATATATAGATGAAACTGAGTATTATGGTTATGAAGATTTACACGAAATAGCAGCAGAATTAGTTTTGAAAGATACACATGATACAACGCCTATTGTTGAAACTGAAGGTGATTGGACTGGTGAAATATATTGCACATTTAAATCTAAGGTAGAAGGTGTACCGGATATTCAAACAACAGATTTTTATGGGACATGTTCACTATGCGATACGTTGGAAGGTATATATGATGGTAATAATATAAAAAATGATTTAGCTACAATGGTTCTGCATGTTATTCAATCAATGTTTGAGCAGATGGAGGATAAAAACAATGACTAAATTACAAATCAAATTATTATCTGAAAACGCAACAATGCCGAAACGCGACCGTTTAGACGCAGGCTTCGACATCTATGCAGCAGAAACAGTGATACTTGAGCCACAACAAAAAGCAGTGATCAAAACTGATCTAGCAGTTAACATTCCTAAAGGTTATGTGGGATTGCTTACTTCGAGAAGTGGTGTAAGCAGTAAAACACACTTAGTTATAGAAACAGGCAAGATTGACGCAGGCTTTCATGGGAACATGGGGATTAACATTAAGAATGATAAACAACAAACAAATGAAATTGGATTACATTTCAAAGGTATAGACGGGAAACCTTTAGAAAGTACAGATAACCATGTATTTTTAAGAACATACAAAATCAACAAAGGCGATAAACTAGCTCAATTAGTCATTGTACCAATACTCACTCCTGAACTCGTTGAAGTGAAAGATTTTAAGGTGAAAAGCGATAGGGGTACTCATGGTTTTGGAAGTACGGGATATTAAAGACCTACTACAAAAAGTGAAAGAGGTGTTGAAGAAGTGAAAAACTTTGAACAACCGACAATAAAAATATTAAAAAGATTATTTGAAGGAAAAGATGAAACTAATATTCATATATCTCGTCTGAACCTTATAGATTATGAAGTTATTGAAATGATAACTAATTATAAACTTTCAGAAACTCATACAAGAAATCAACATTTTAGAGATGTAGTGACTTTGAAGTTTAAAAAGAAAGAGTAAAGAGGCGCATACGGTAGCACAGGAGAATAAATGTTAACCGCCTCGAATTCGATACGTATAAAAAACTAAACCGGTTGGATTCGACGGGTTTAAAAAACAAGCTTGGCGGTTCGTCCGCCTTGCTTTTAGGAGGTAAACATGAACGCTAAACAAGTTTTAATAGATGTCTGGAGTCAAGTACAACAAGATGATGAGGTTGTCGTTATTCTCAATAGAGAAATGTACGATGGTACGACAGAACAATATGTTGTACGGTCTGAAATGGACTTTATCAGGGCGCTAGGTATATTGGAAAGTGCTAAACAAGTAATGCAGGAAGAGGAGTGAGTAGAATGGAAGCATATGAAAATAAAGATATGACCAAAGATGAAGTTTTATTTAAAAACGGTATAACTACAGTAAATGTAGATGAAGGTAGATTTTTACAATACAATGATTACTTTGAACATAAAACATTTTATCAATGTCCTAGATGTAAAAGCCTAAATAATGAAACTGAAAAATATTACTTTAGAGGTTTGGTAGGTATGACTATAAGACAATGCGAAGATTGCGGATACAAACATACAAATAACTTTTCGGAGGTAAACAATGGTTAATATTCCTAAAATGAAGTTTCCCCCAAAATACACTGAGATAATAAAAAGATATAAAGACAGTGCGCCTGAAGAAAAAGAAAAAATTGAAGGTGAGTTTATCAAAGCCATCAATGATAAAGAAAGTAAATTTTACAGTCCTATATTAGCTAACATGAACGGATATGAATTAAGGGCTATGCTCAAGTTAATACCTAGTTTAATCGACACTGGAGATGATACTAATGATTAAACCAATACTCAAACTAATCTTAACGCTTACGCTATACGAAGCAGCTAAATACATCACTGAACAACTTATTATTTACCGTACACAGAACGATGATGTGGAAGCACCTGCAGACTTTAACATAAACGATCACATACATCTTAATGATTTAAAAGCAGAGGTGAGTGATTGATGTGGATAGCATTAACCATACTCTTCGCTCTGCTCTCTCTTGTGCTTTATATGGCGAATAGAGAGTTGAATGAAGAACTAAAGTTAAAAAACATTATTATTGGTAACTTAAGGGAGGAAAAGCGCATTGACAAAAATTGAACCTGCGACTTTTAGATACATTGAAAGTGAGATTTATAATCTTGAAGCAACTAAGAAAGATATTAAGAAGTTGAGGCTTGAAATACTCAATCCTACTCAACAGGTTGATGATAATATTGTATATGGCCCATTGCAGAAAGGGGAGCCTACACGTACAACAGAAGTCATGGCTACAAGACTTATGACGAATAAGATGTTACGTAATCAAGAAGAAATGGTTCAAGCGATTGAAAGCACTTATAACAAATTGCCTGAGGAATACAAACAAGTGATACGCTTGAAATACTGGAATCCTAACAAAAATATGAAAATGGAACATATTGCCGAAGAGTGTTTTATGCACCGTAATACGGCAGGTAAAATACGCAAAAACTTTGTGAGAGCAGTAGCTTTAGAGGTTGGAATGAAATAGCGATGTGCATCCGGTGTGCATAGAGGGTATTATTTGATGATATTATGATAGTGTAGAGAAATTCTACAAAGCCATGACAAACGACTCAACAACCTCCCTAAATAATTTTAGGCATCCGATAGCCAAATCGGGTGTCTTTTTTATTTATAAGGGTATATATGACTGTAATTCAATAAAATTATGGAGGTATTGGAATGGGAATTTTGAACGAAAACGAAAATTTTTTAGAAATAGTTTGTACAATGGCATCAGGTGAAAAATTTAGAGAAATAGTAATTGTTGATGAGGATGAATTTGAAGAAAGTGAAGTAATAAACATAATAAAAGACAAAGAATATTACTTTTTCAAATCAGAAGATGGAACAATTATTTATGATACTAAATATGTAGAAAGTATAAATTTAGTTGGTTTATTTGATGAAGAAACCGCAATAAAAAGAAAAGAAGACAGAAAGAGAGAAAAAGAACAAAAACAGCAAGCACTGGAATCTATAGAAAAGAACCAAAACAAAATGCACGAATTAATGAAAGAATTCAGAGAAAAGAATCTGTAGATAAAATGCTAACGTCCTTAAATGGACGTTTTTTTTAATAAGAAAATTTAAAGAGTTAATAACGTAAAGTAGGTGATAGTATAAGATGACTAATATGTTAAACGGTGTTAATTTTGAAGATTATCTGAAATTAACAAAAAAACAAAGAGAGTATATACGTATCAAAAACGAAACGGATTTAAGCGACAAGGAAATAGCGATTGAAATTAACACGCCACAACCATCTATCAGTAGATGGAAAACAAATGACAAATTCAAAGCAGGCTTAATGGCTTATCAAGCGCATCATTTAGAAAGTTCTGTACCGCAGGCGTTGCAAACAATGATTAGTTTATTAAATGCTAAAAGTGAATTAGTTAAGTTTCAAGCAGCAAAAGATATTTTAGATCGTACTGGATATAATCCAATTGAGAAACAAGAAGTAGAACACACTGGATCGGTTCAATTCGTGGATGATATCTAATGAGAGTGAAGTTAAGTGAACTAATACCTGAACACTTTCATTCCTTATGGCATGCAGCAAAGGATAAAGGTAAGTTAAACATTATAGCTAAGGGCGGACGTGGTTCAGGTAAGTCATCTGACATTGCTATTATTATCGTACTGTTGATTATGCGTTATCCAGTGAACGCATTGATATTACGTAAGATAGACAACACTTTAGCTTTGTCAGTGTTTGAACAGATTAAATGGGCAATCAACGTTATGGGTGTATCACATTTGTTTAAGATTAAGGTATCGCCTATGGAAATCACATATGTTCCCAGAGGTAATAAAATGGTGTTCAGAGGGGCGCAGAACCCTGAACGTATTAAATCATTGAAAGACGCTCAATTCCCTTATGCGATAGCTTGGATAGAGGAATTAGCAGAATTTAAAACAGAAGATGAAGTGACGACCATTACTAACTCACTATTACGCGGTGAATTGGATAATGGTCTTTTTTATAAGTTTTTCTATACGTACAACCCACCTAAACGAAAGCAGTCGTGGGTTAATAAAAAATATGAATCTTCATTCCAACCTGATAATACGTTTGTTCATCATTCAACTTACTTGAATAACCCTTTCATAGCCAAAGAGTTTATTGAAGAAGCAAAGGCAGCTAAAGCAATAAATGAGTTGCGTTACCGTTGGGAGTATTTAGGTGAAGCGATTGGCAGTGGTGTTGTACCATTCAACAATTTACGCATTGAAACAATACCTCAAGAACAGTTTGATACATTCGATAATATACGCAATGCGATTGACTTCGGTTATGCTACAGACCCGTTAGCGTTTGTTAGGTGGCATTATGACAAGAAGAAACGCATTATATACGCTATGGATGAACACTATGGCGTACAGATAAGCAATAGGGAGATTGCACAGTGGATTAAGAAGAAAGGTTATCAGAATGATGACATCTATTGTGACAGTGCAGAACCCAAGTCTATAGCTGAGTTAAAAATAGAACAGAACATACCACGTGTAAAAGCGGTTAAGAAAGGTCCGGACAGCGTGGAATACGGTGAGCAATGGTTAAATGATTTAGAAGCTATTGTTATAGATCCTAATCGAACACCTAATATAGCAAAAGAATTCGAAAACATCGATTATCAGACGGATAAAGACGGTAATATAAAACCTCGATTAGAGGATAAAGACAATCATACTATTGACGCTACAAGATACGCCTTAGAGCGTGACATGCGTCAGTCATCTATTAGTATTTTAAAACCTAAAGGGCGGTGATTAATATTTATTTACCTGATGAAAAGCCTTATGGCGAAAGAATTATGGAAGAATTAGAAATGAAAAATAAGGTTTTTGAAGTGGAACAGTTAATGAAATTGATTAACAATCATAAAACAGAAATACCTATGATATTAACTGGTCAAAGATATTACGACAATGAGCCTGATATTATCTTTGCAGAACCTCCTCATAATTTTGATGGAATCATTGATAAAACTAAACCTGATTGGCGTATACCTACAGCTTATCATGCTAATATGGTAGACCAAAAAGTCGAATATATGGTGGGTGATCCACCGACTATTACACATCAAAACAATAAGTTGAATCAGTTAGTAAATGAACATCTTGATGACGATTTCAGCGATGATTTAATAGATATTTTAAAAAACACTTCTAATAAAGGGAATTCTTGGTTGCACATTTATATTGACGAAAACGGAGGATTTAACTTTGTCGAAATTCCTACGGAAGAAATTATACCAATATGGGCAGACAGAAAATGCAAAGAGTTAGATGCTATTATCCGTCATTACATCTCAGATGATGTGTTAAAAGTCGAGTATTGGACGAAAGAAGATGTTACTTATTATGAAATGCATGGTGGAAGTCTTGTATTAGATTATTCATACGAAGAACCATATACAACACATTACGATAACGAATCGTGGGGACGCGTCCCTTTTGTAGAATTTAAAAACAACAGCGATAATGTCGGCGATATTTGGCGCTATAAAGCAATTATAGATGCAATTAATAAAAGGATTTCGGATTTACAAAATACTTTTGATGAATCAACTGACCTTATCCATATTTTAAAAGGATACGAAGGGGAAGACTTGAGGGAATTTATGGTAAATCTCAAGCATTATAAAGCAATTAATGTAGCACATGACGGCGATGTAGACACAATACGTGTAGATGTCCCAGTCCAATCATCTTTAGAGTATCTACAAAACATGAAAGAATATTTAATTCAATTCGGACGTGGTGTTGATTTTTCCCAAGATAAACTCGGTAACAGTCCAAGCGGTATTTCTATTAAGTTTTTGTATGGAAACTTAGATCTAAAAGTAAAACCTTTAGCACGTAAAACACATGTTGCAATCCAAAATTTGATTTGGTTTATTTTGAAGTTTTATGATTTGAATGCAGATGAATATAAAACGTTTGATGTTTCTTTTAACTATAATAGATTGGTTAATGAATTAGAACAAACTGATATTGTCAGCAGGTCACAAACTATGTTGAGCCAAAAGACACTTTTATCACATCATCCTTTTGTAACGGATGTAGAAAAAGAATTAGAACAAATGAACGCTGAAAGTGTTGTTTACACGCAAGATACTTCAGAAAAAGTAGATGATAACGATGAAGAATCAGAAGGAAATTGAAAGTAAGTTAGATAAATACATTGCTGAGTCCGAAACAGTCATACAAGAGATATTTGCTAGGGTTTTGAAGATGATACTTGAATCGTTTACTTTATCCTATGTTAAGTACTCAAAAGAAGATGATCCACACATTACTTGGACAGAATTCAACAAATATAATCGCTACAACAAGATGTTAGATAAAATGGGCGATATGCTTGATGATGAGTTTAAGAAAATCAAACAAGAAATCAAAGAAACACAACAAGCTGTTTACTTAGACGGTTTCATGTCTCATATGTATCTGATTGAACAGACATCTGATATTCAAATGTCATTCACTCTGCCAGATGATAAAGTCATTCAGAAAGCATTGAATCAACCTGTGGAAAAGATTAACCTTGATAAGACATTAGAGAAACATAGAAACAAAGTGCTTGAAAGAATCAGAGTGCATACTGCGACTGGCTTAATGGGTGGCAATAGTTATGATGAAATTGCTGAAACTATTGAAAAGGATGTAGGTATGACAGAAAAGCAAGCACGTTTAGTAGCACGTACAGAAGGTGGGCGTTCTCAATCACAAGCGCAAGTAGACGCAGAAGATGTTGCTAAAGAAAACGGTGCTAGAATCAAAGGCTATTGGGATGCTACGTTAGATAGTCGTACAAGACCATCACATGCACATCATGACGGTGTAGAAGAAGATGAGAATGGCAACTTCACAGTAGGTTTATCCACTGGAAAAGCACCACGCTTACTCGTCGGTGTAGACAGTGCTAAACAAAACATCAATTGCAGATGTAAGAAGTTGTATACTGTGAATGGTATGAAACCTCAAATAAGAGCATCAAGAGACAAGAACAATAAAACAAAACAGATACCTTATGTTACATATATGGATTGGTACAAGGAACGTACAGGTAAAGAATATCCATATAAACCTAATGGTAAGAGGAAGAAGGTTAAATAATAATGGCAGACAAAACAGAACGTTATTTAAAAAGTATTGATAACACTTTGAAAAATATTGAAAAAGAACTTAAGAAACTGAACAAAAGTGATACATCTATTGTAAGTATCGATAGAAAAGGTATGCATGTAAAAAAGAATTAATTATTTAACCGACAGTCGTGAGATTGCCGGTTATTTTTATGCCCAAAAATGCTTAAGGCGTTAAAAGGTGCAAACTCGTGCTGGATAAGACCAGTGTTATCAAAAATGTGAGGAGTAATAAATATGAAAAGAGAATTTTTACGCGGTTTAGGTTTGGAAGAAGAAACAGTTCAAAAGATTATTGATGAACATCATGATTCTTTAAGAGATTATAAAAACAAAGAGGAATCGCTTAACGAGCAGCTAGATGCAGCTAATACTGAAATCTCAAACCGAGACCAACAAATTCAAGAACTGCAAGATAAAGTTGGTGATAATGAAGGACTAAAAAAAGAATTGGAAGAATACAAAAATTCTAATGCTGAATTTGAAACTAAGATGAAAGATTTAAAAATCAATAACGCTATTAAAACTGCTGTTGCAAAAGAAGCTAATGACCCAGACGACATTTTAGCTTTTATCGACAAGGCAGATTTAAAACTTGATGGTGATACAGTGGTTGGATTAGAAGAAAAAGTAAGTGCTTTAAAAGAATCAAAGCCCTATTTATTTGAACAACCAAGTGTTAAAAAAGGTAGAACTCCGTTAGCTAGTGATGGCAACAAAGGGTTCTCTAAAGAGGAAATTATGAAAATCAAAGATCCGACTACTAGACAAAAAGCAATTGAAGATAACATTCAATTATTTAACTAAAAGGAGAATGTAATATGGACAAAACAAACTTTTTAAAATTAAACTTACAGCACTTTGCTACACCTAGTTATCCAGAAACGGGATTACAAACTGTAGCTACATTAGATAACTTTAAAGCTAAATCAATTGATTTTACTTATCGATTTGAAGAGAATTTAAAGGATTTCCGCGAAGCTTTAGGGATTTCTCGTTTATTCCCTGTACAAAGCGGTATGCAAATCGAATTATTAGGTAAACCTGAAGTGACTTTGGCTGATGGCAATGTAGCTGAAGGTGATTTAATCCCACTTTCTAACGTAACGCCTAAAGTTGCTGAAACAAAAGAGATTAAACTATCAAAATATCGTAAATCAACATCAGGTGAAGCGATTCAAAAATACGGTTTAAACTCTGCAATTGACATTACTGATGAAGCACTTATTAAAGAAGTGCAAAAAAATATGAGAAAAGATTTATTCACTTTAGTCCAATCAGGAAGCGCTCAAACTAATTTAAATGCAAGTAATGGATTGCAAGGTGCGTTAGCTTCAGCATGGGGTGCATTAAACACAATTTTTGAAGATGACACTATCCGTGTTGTTGTATTTGCGCATCCAATGGACGTAGCACAAGCAATTGCTGATAAAAAATTAACGTTAGAAACTTCATTCGGACTGAATTACTACACAGACGCAACAGGTGTTGTTGTATTTACATCAACTCAAGTTGAGCAAGGTAACATCTATGCAACTGCTGCAGAGAATTTGGTTATTGCTTACATTCCTGCAGGCAATTCAGATCTAGGTCAAGCGTTTGACTTAACTTCTGACTCAACAGGCTTGGTAGGTATGACGCACTTTGTACATCAAGAGACATTAACACACCAAACATTAGTGGTATCAGGTGTATTAATGTTCCCAGAACGTTTAGATGGCGTAGTTAAAGTGCCTTTAACATCAGGAGCAGAAACAACTGAATCAACACCAACAGCCTAATAAAGAGGTGATATTGAATGGCAAAATTTAAGGTGATTAAAGACTGCAAGAATAAAGAAGATGGACAATTATTTAATGCTGAAACAGAGGTTAATAAAACAGTTAAGTACATCGGAGATTTTGAAAAGCGACTTAAAAAAGCAGGGTATAAATTACCTTTTTTTGAACGTCTGAAAGATGAATGAGGTGTAAAACCATGGATGTACTAAAAATTAAGTTAATAAATGAGTGGGATTTACAAGATACTTCTAAAGACGAAGAAATTGTTTTATTAATTCCTCATTATTTAAAAGTGGCTGAAGAATATTGCCATAGGTCGTTTGCATCATCGTTGCCTCATGGAGTAGAAGAATTTATTGCTCACAGTATCGCAACAAGATTGAATAAACACAGTAATCTAGCTGGTCGTTCTATGGGGACGGTCAGCTATACTTATAAAGATAGCGATGACCAACATTTATATGACAAGTTAAAACAATATAGAAAGGTAAATTGGGGTGGAAATTATGTTTATTGATGAGTTTCCACATCAAATCACTATAGAACGTGTAACAACTCTTAACGACACTTCAACTTATCCACCTAAACAAATACAAGATAAAACAACAACAAATGCTACTGCTTTTTTAGACACGCCTAGCACATCGCAGAAAGCAGAGTTCAAAGCATTAGGTGTTGAATTATCAAGAATGCTTTATGTACCGTATAACGTGGATATCAAGCGCTCTGATGTCATTGTATTTGAAGGTGTTCGTTACAAGCTGAATGGTGATTTAGAGGACCAAGGCGGCCAACATGAAATAAACAGAGTGCCATTAGTGAGAGTGTAGAATATGGCTAATAGTATAAGTAGAGGACTTCAAAAGTACAAAGCCAAAGTATTAAGCGAGGCTAAACGTGGTGTAGCAGAGACGACAGCTTTATTACACAGTAACGCGTCTAGTATGGCACCAGTTGATACAAGTGCATTGAAAAACTCAATTGATATGTCAATCAGTGGTTTTCACGGCCAAGTCAAAGTCGGTGCCAATCATGCTGTATACGTCGAGTTCGGTACTGGTGTATATGCTACTAGAGGCTCACGTGCTAAAAAGATTCCTTGGACTTATTTTAAAGACGGTAGATTCTATACTACTCGTGGTATGGTTGCGCAACCTTTCTGGTATCCGTCGTTAGATATCGCACGCCAATATTTTAAAAGTTATTTTGATTAAGGGAGGTAAGACACATGCAAGCTATATACAGAACAGCTGAACAATCATTATTTAGGGCAGTGATGACAAATTTGTACAAGTCGCCATTATTCGAAAAATTAGAACAGAACATTTTTGACCGTATGCAAACCGACATAGGTATAGATGAAAATGGCAACAATGTACCTCAACTGACTTATGTAGTTGTGGGTGAAACGAACACACTGCCAACTTATCGCAGCAATAGTCATATAGAGAGAATTGCGATTACCTTCCACTTATTCCATAGAAATAACGATAACCAGTATTTGGTTGTGGATGAAACACGCGGATTACTTTCTGACTTGTCATATTATGCACAAAAAGAACCGATAATGGATTATTACAGTTGCAAAGAAACAAGAATAGATACTCAGCAAGTAATTACTGATGTTGACGGTGAAACGCAACATGGTATTTTACGAATTGCTTATACAGTAGATCATAAATTGAGATATAAAAACTAAGGAGTGGATATAAATGGCAGTAGACAAATGGACCCTTATTGGTATTCCAGCGGATACACCAATCGAACAAGCAAAAGCGATTGACTTCGTTTTAGCAGGAACAAGTGAATTCTCACATGAATTCGAAAATGAATTACGAGAAAAAATCAGAGGTAATCGTAAAGATTGGTCTGCAGGTGTTGTAGAAGAAACAATCGAGGTTACATTCCCTTACGACAAAAACATTAAAGGTGACCGAGATTTTAAAGAAGCGTGTAAGTACGGTAAACAAATGCGTTTCTGGATTATTAATAATGATGTGGTTACGTATACAGATGAAGAAACACAAGCAGAAACCGAAGGACATAACGCAACTTTTGCTTATGTAATCCCTGATGGACGTACATTAGAGGTTGATGATGAAGATGAGAATATCGAAGTATCATTAAAAGTTAAATTGAACTCTGCTGACGGTTATGAACCAAAATTACCGCCAGAAATTATTGACCCTTCTGTTGCATCTGCAATCGTTTACGAGTCTATCGGCGAAGCTACAGGCGATGCAGAGGACGCTACTACACAAAATATCTAATTTCATTGGGGGCGCTTGCCCCCTTTTTTATTTATCTATTTTCTAATTAAAAGGAGTAATTAAATTATGACAAATACATTAAATATTAACGGTAAAGACTACACAGCTAAAGGTTCAATCGCATTTGTACGTGAAGCAAAGCAATTTGCAGAAGCGACTGAAAAAGACGGCGTTAAAACTAAAGGTGATGGCGTTACAGGTATCTTTTTAGGATTAATCCAACAAGACCCAGAAAAGTTATCTCAATTCTGGTACTGCGCTGTATCTAATTTAACAAAAGAAAAACCGTCATTAATCGAAGTAGAAAATGCTATTGAAAAATATGCAGAAGAGAACGGAGAAATTGATTCTCTATTCAAAGGCGCATTAAACACGTTAAGAAACGACGGTATGGTTAAGGGAAAGATCAACAACTTAATCGACACAATGTATCAGAACGGCAAAGGCAAAGAGAAAGAATTGGACACGTTCAATCAAATGTACAAAAACGTAACGGGCGAAAATCTGTTCAACAAAGCGGTATAGATTACGACTATATTGTCGAAACTTCAATTCGGTTGTTGGGTTACATTCCTATTCATGAATTGGAACAACTCACAATCAAAGAGTGGGAGTTATATATCAAAGGTGCAAGACATAGACGTTTAGACACATTAGAAGATTTACGAACACAATCTATCATGCAAGCACGTTTATCTGGCGGTAAAGACATCAAGAAAATATCTAAAAACCTTGAACATGAACGTCAATTGATTGATAAGACTGAAACTTCTGTTGAACATGACAAAGCGCATGAAAAGTGGATTAAACGCAAAACAAGAGAAGTACAACGTCAAGCACTTCAACGCTGGTTAGACAGCAAAAAGAAATAGATAAATAAAGGAGGGATTGCGATTGGATGATATAGCACGCTTTATCGCAGAAATAGAAGCAGATATAAGCGACTTTGAACGTGATATTCATAAGGCTATGGCTATGGCAGAAAACTTGCCAGATGATGTGGAAGTGGAACTAAAAGCTACTATCAATGATTTAAAACAAAAGTTGATGCAAGCCGAAGCCTTAGCGAAGCAATATGAAAGTAACGACGCAATAAAAGATTTAAAAGCAAATATAGCTGATTTGCAACAAAAACTCGCAATGGCTAATGCACAAGCTAACGGATTTGAGAGCGATACGATAGAAAAAAGAGTCGAACTTGAAACGGGTTTGTTCAAAGCGGAATTAGCCGCATTGCAAGCCAGATTGGCAGCATTTGAAGCAAATAAGATTGAAAAGAAAATTGATTTAGATACTAACGCATTCAAACGAGGTCTAGTAGCTATCGATAAAGCCTTAAATAGCTATAGTGATAAGATGGACGCCTTAGCTAACGATATTAGAACCACTGGTACAGTTGCGGCGAATGTTTTTAAAGGAATGTTCTTATCATCTATCACTGCTTTAGTACCTGCGATTGCGTCTGTAGTACCTGCTTTAATGGCAGTGATGAATGCTATAGGTGTTGTAGGTGGCGGCGCATTAGGTTTAGCAAATGCGTTTGCGATTACTGGCGCAGGTGTCGTAGGTTTTGGTGCTATGGCAATCAGTGCATTGAAAATGGTAGAGAACGGCACGTTATCAGTAACTAAAGAGGTACAAAACTATCAATCTGCTGTAGATGACTTAAAATCTGCTTGGACTGGCGTTGTCAGCCAGAATCAATCAGCAATTTTTAATACACTGGCAAACGGTATAAACACTGCTAAGGTTGCTTTGCAAGGATTAACACCATTTTTAAGCGGTGTAGCACAAGGAATGGAACAAGCTAGCAGTAAAATGTTGAATTGGGCTAAAACTTCACAAGTAGCCTCTAATTTCTTTGATATGATGGGGACAACTGGTGTAAAAGTATTTAATAATATGTTAAGTGCTGCCGGTTCATTCGGTAGCGGTTTAATCGCAGTTATTACTAATTTAGCACCTTTAACAGAATGGGTCTCACAAGGATTCGCTAAAATGGGCGAATCTTTCAACAAGTGGGCTACTAGTGTTGAAGGTTCGCAAGCAATTCAAGATTTTACTAATTATGTTAAAACTAACTTACCGCTTATCGGCGAAATCTTTGGATCTACATTCAAAGGTATCTTCAACTTGATGAAAGCATTTGCTCCTAACTCGCAATTAATTTTCCAATCTTTAGCAGAAATGGCGAACAGATTTGAAGCGTGGAGTGCAAAGATTGCAGCAAGTGACGGTTTTAAACAGTTTATTGATTATATACAGACAAATGGTCCTAAAGTGTTATCGGTACTAGGTAATATAGTAAATATTATTATCAATGTAGCGACTGCTATGGCACCGTTAGGCGCAGCAGTATTAAGTGTAGTTGATGCATTTACAGCTTGGTTAGCAAACTTGACACAAGCACATCCAGTTATTGGTGCATTGCTCGGTGTTATTAGTATTTTAGCTGGTGCATTCATGTCATTATATCCAGCAATTGAATTCGTAAGAAGAGTTATAGGTCCATTAATTGGACAATTTGTGGCATTTATTGCTAGAAGTGCAGCGGTTCGTGCGGTAATGACCGCGTTAACAGCAGCTTTTTCAGCTTTATCAGCGCCTGTTTTAGGCGTTATTGCAGTAGTAGCAGCTTTAATAGCTGTGTTTGTAGGATTGTGGAATTCGAGCGAACAAGTTAGAACTGCTGTAACTAACGCTTTTAATGCTGTTAAAACAGCAGTTATGGATGCAGTAACAGCAATTATCAGTTTTGTTACAAATTTACTAGGTCAATTCAGTTATGTAGGCGCTGCAATGCAGACGTTACAAGCAACCTTTGCAGCTGGTTGGGCTGCGATTGTCGCAATTGTAGAGGCAGCGATAGCTGTGCTGACTCCTATTTTTCAAGCTGGTTGGAATGTTTTAGTTACCATTGTCAAAGTGGCATGGGAATTGATAAAGGCAGTCATTACTATCGCAATGCATTTAATTGTCGGTACTATCACTGCTTTACTTCAAGTCTTAACCGGCGATTGGCAAGGTGCTTGGCAGACAATGCAAGCAGCAGGCGCGGCAATCTGGCAAGCTATCGTTACAATGGCTCAAAATATATTCAATATTTTAGCGCAATTCCTAACAACATTATGGCAATCAATCGTTACAAGCGCACAAACACAGTGGGCTGTATTGCAAGCGGTAGCTTCTGTTATTTGGAATGCTATCGTAACGACAATACTTACTGCGGTTCAAAACTTAGGTAATTTTTTTACTTACAATTTGGACTTTTATTGTCACAACTGCCCAAACTATTTGGAATTCTTTAGTTGCAATTGCCGGTATGATATGGAATTTAATTGTTACAACAATTGTTACAGCAGTACAAAATTTAGGCACGATCCTATCGACGATTTGGACAATGATTGTTACTACAGCACAAACAATTTGGACAACTTTAGTCGCGGTTGCATCAGCAATCTGGACAATGATTGTCACTACGATACTAACAACAGTTCAAAATTTAGGTGCCGTCTTATCTACAATTTGGCAGATGATAGTTACAACGGCACAAAGTTTCTGGTCAATGTTAGTTGTTATCGCATCTGCATTGTGGAACTCTTTAGTATCAGTTATAACTACAGTGGTCTCTACAATCGTTGCTGCGGTATCTGCTGGGTGGTCTGGATTAGTTTCAATCACATCATCAATCATGTCAGCTATCGCTAGTTTGATATCATCAATTTGGAATTCTATCGTTTCAACGGTGGGTTCTGCGGTTGGAAATGTGGTTTCAAGAGTCTCTAGCGGTTTCTCTAACATGGTAAGTACAGCCGGTTCATTACTAGGGAATTTACTAAGTATTGCAACGTCAGTTTGGTCAAGTATCGTATCTGCAATTACTAGTGCGGTATCTAGTGCCGTAAGTGCCGTATCAAGCGGTTTTTCAAACATGCTAAGTGTTGCATCTTCAATGTTAAGCAGCATTGCATCTGCGGTATCTTCTGCTTTTGCTAGTATTGTATCTACAATTACTTCGGGGATATCAAGTGCGGTAAGTGCAGTTACATCAGGTTTTTCTAGCATGGTATCTGCAGCTTCAAGTGGTATATCGAGCATGGTAAGTACAATCAGTAGCGGAATGTCATCTGCTGTTAGTGCAGTGACTTCTGGCGTGTCTAGTATGGTTAGTGCAGCACGTTCATTCGTAGGTGCAATGGTCGGTGCTGGACGTGACTTGATTCAAGGCATGATTCAAGGTGTGCAAGCAATGGCAGGTGCTATTGCTAGTGCAGCACGTTCAGTTGTATCCAATGCGGTTAGTGCAGCTAAGTCGGCATTAGGTATTCATTCGCCATCACGTGTATTCATGGAAATCGGTAACTACACTGGTGAAGGTTTAGTTATTGGTTTACATCAAATGAGTAATAGTGTTGTGAATGAAGTCGAAGATATGGCAAACAAAATGGAAAAAGCATATGCACCACAGTTGAAAACTATTAATCCTAGCATGAACAAAGATATTAATAGAATGTCAGATAAACTAAATGGTGCGATTAATTCTGACATTACAAACGGTGTTGAAGTTGCTCGACCAATTATCAATATTACTAATGAATCTGACTTACCGGCAATCAAAACATATGTGGATGATGAATCTGCTAAAGAGCGCATGCAAAGGAGGATATAAGCCTTGAACTATACTGATTTAATGATAGTCAAAGAGAATGAAGAATTTTTAATAAGTAACAATAGATTGACTGGAAACGCATTGAGCGTTTCCAGTTTTATTGTTAGATCTATTATTCAAAATCAAAGGTTTAAATACGGCGACGGTACGAATCGTCGTGTTGATTATGGTTTTGATGATGAATACAGAAAAGCAAAAATGGTTGTGGAAGCAAAAACTAAGTATGGTTATGACATTGCGGCACTTAGAGATGCAATCAATGAATTGTTTTATGGTACGTACTATATACGTGAGATGAGGTTAACTTACGACAGCGATAAACCTGTTAAATATGAAAGTATCGGTAAAACTACTGGTGATATGAATTTAGGCGAGCCGAGACTTGTCGGAGGGAAGCAACTGAAAGTGCGTAATGTGAGTGAAATAGTGCAGAGTGTAGATGATTTATGGTTTGAATTCGAAGTTGAATTTGAAACGGTGGAATTACCTTACTGGGAAACGTCATATACAACGCAAGACGTTGAGAAAAACAGTAACAATTTAGATTTCGAAAAGTTTGGTACTGTCGATAATTTAAATGTCGATAGGCTCAAATATACTTTTACGGATACAGCATTTGAAGTTTGGAACGCTGGTAATGTTACGGTTCAGCCTGAAAACATGAAGTTGAATATTAGGTTATCTAGCTTAGTAACGGATGGCAACTTTGTTTTAATTAACGAAACTACAGGTGAAAAATTTGAGTATAAACAGCCGAGAACAGGAAATACCGTAGATTTGAACGGTACAAAAGTTCTGGTCGGCTTAATAAATAACAAGTTAAGAGATACAAACAGAAAGTTCATCAGTATTGTACCAGGTGTTAATAAATTTAAAATAAGCGGTGGTAGCGTTGCAGATGTGCAGTTTGACTTTCCGTTTTATTATGTGTAGGGGGTAAAAAATGATTAGCAGACATATATTAGATGGTTTTTTTGATAGAAAAAACGTAAATGGTATCAATAGGAATTTTGACTTTATTTTTGGATATGTAGAAAGTTTATTGACGGATTTAAATGATGTCAGTAATAGATTAACGACAAAGTCAGATATGGATGACATTAATTTTAATTTCATTTTCGAAAATTTGAACAAAGTAATGTCATTATCTGATGATGCAGAGAACATCCTAAAAAAAGCTGAACATGTTAATTCAGAAAACATCAATGTTCAACAACAACTAAATCAAATGATTATAGATGAAGGAACAAGCGACGCTGAAGTTGTTCAAGCTAGAGTTGACGCAAAAGGTATTGCTAGCGATACTTTGAAACAAAGAATCGATAAATTAGAAAATTCAGTTGAGGATTCCGCGCAAAAAAGTGTGCTTTATGAAAAAATTTACAACACCTACAGTAAATATGCTATCCCTAATGATTTAAAGATTGCTGTACCTTTTAATGTATCTACATCCGCAAGCGGTAATACTTCGTTTGATTATGATGTGTCGGTTAATAAAAATCCTGTGACAAAAACATACTATGTAGACGTAAAAAAGGGAGACAATTCTAATCCTGGTACAGAATCTTTACCTTTCAAATCAATCAACAGAGCTTTACGATACGGTGATGCAGATGAGATTTTAGTTAACGAAGGTGTTTACGGTTGGGCAGACGGATTCAGTGGTTTCTCACAAAGTAAGCCATTTAATTTGATAGGTATAGGTAAAGTATTAATCGGTGCACACCGTGACGGTTTGCTTTGGAATCAAAATACAACTTATTCAAATGTTTACCAAACAAATGCTAGTAGTGTGACTGAGGTGGTCGATTACAACAATATAAACGACATCAAGTTCTTAGAAAAAGTAAATAGTGTGGAAGCAGTGTCTCAAAAAGCAGGGGCATATTATATCGACAGTTCCAATAATATTTATGTTCGTACGCATGATTCCAGAGTTCCTGACGATCAAATTCTTCCTAATATGTTTAATGATGCAGTAAAAATCACTGATAATGCTAAAGTTTACTTTGAAAACATAAGATTTACTAATAGTGTTAAATTAATCGCAACGACAGCAGGTAAGAACTTCTTTGCAAAAGACTGCTATTTTTCTATTGGCAGTGGCGGTAACGCATTAAGTATTGAGGGATATGATTTCAATATTATACAAAGATGCGTAGCTAAACATGCAACAATGGACGGTTTTAATTACCACATTAAAAATGGTGTTTTACCTAAAGTTATTGAAATTGATTGCAAAGGTTACGACAACGGACGTAATGGTGCTGACCAGAACAATGGTTCGACTATGCACGATGGCGGACACATTATGAGAATTAACGGAGAATATTATAACAACGGTGGTCCTAATGTGATTGATGTCAATGAAGGTACGGTGTCAGTGAATATCGGCGTACACTCACATCATTCAAGAGCATCAAAAGGTACTATTTCTAACGCTAGTTTTAAAAATGGAAATCTAGGAGCATCAAAAATGCATTTAATCAACTGTGTTTCAAACGGAAGCGATTACTCTATAGTAACAGCATCTTCTGAAAGCAGCGTAACGGCAGTTGAAAATTCATTGCTTATAGAGCCGCGTACTGAAGTTTGATTAGAAGGGTGATTGAATGTTTATAAGAGACTTGCAAGGAAATGAGTACACGCTATTTACAGATTTCGAACACATTGATGAGTTGAATACGAATGATAGTATAAGAATGCAGATTCCCTATGATAAAAATCACAGGGAATTTTTAAGTCAAACAACCGATTTAGAACATTGGATTATCGGAGATATTGTTGGCATTAATGAGTATCGTATCGTTTATTCGAAGAAAGTCACGAAAGGTAATAGTTTTTACGTTGACATCATTGCCAACCCAGAAGTGATTGAAAGATTAGATGAGTTAAGAGTGTATAAACGTTATGATCAATATTTTACAGATGTTCAATTTTTCAACTTAGTATTTGCAAATACACCTTTTACTGTAATGATTAATGGTTCATCAGCTTCATTGATGTGGGAAGGTGTGGGTGATGGAGAAAGTAAATTGAGCATGTTTAAACGAGGTATTAAACGATACGGCTTTGAATTTAAAATTGTTGGTAATGTTGTTTATTTATATGACAAAATCGGCAACGATACCAATTATGAATTCAGGTATAAATTAAACGCTGCGAATATCGTTAAAGAAACAGATTCGCAAGAGTTTTTTACAGCAATTAGAGGTTACGGGAACTATGACCAAGACGAAAAAGATATAGACGGTAAAGCGTTACTAAAGGATACCTACATCAGCCCATTAGCTTCTGTTTATGGTGAAAAGTGGGCGCCACCTTTGCGTGATGGACGTGTAAAAGTAGCGAGTACCTTACGTAAAGAAATGGAACGTATTGTAGATGAATCTTTAAAAATCAGTTTTTCTGCTGATATTTATGATTTATCAAGACAAGGATATGACTATCAACACACTGTTTTAGGTGATCGCGTATTTTTAGTAGATGAACGTATCAAAGAAGATGTTGAAGTACGAGTGGTTAAAAAAGAAGTGAAATACAGTGCTAAAAAAGAAATTATTGATTTAAAACTCACTTTCGGGACAACTAGTATGACAGATGCTTACAAGTCTTCACTGCAGACTACCGTAAAAGAGTTTTCAGAAATAATGGCAGGTATAAAAGCATTACCTTTTGCTGCATTAGATATTGTTAGTCGTTCTATGGTAAGTAAAATCCAAAACACATCAAGCGAGTTATTATTTGATGATATGGGTATTCATTCGGTTGATAAAAATAACCCAAATAATATTGTGACAATGAACAGCAGTGGGTGGATGTTATCAACTGATGGAGGAAATACAGCGAAAACTGCGCTGACTGCAGAAGGCATGGTAGCAGACGCGATTACTACTGGAACACTCAATACGCAGTTAGTAACAATCGTCGGTGAAAACAGTTTAATATATATGAATGGACAAGAGATAGGCGCAACAAGTAATACAACGAAGTCACAAACATTTATCAGACCGAGAGGTCTTTATATTACTCGACCGGACGGTGCTGTTTATATGCAAGATGGTATACCGTCAATGTCATTCGACGTTCAGCCCATTTCATTCTATGCTGACGGAATTGTCACCTTCGACGGAAGATTTTATCGTACATCGAGTACAAACTTTGAGATATTCAATGTAGTTTATGCAGAGCATTCAGCACGTTACATTACATTTACTTACCTTGCTGACTGGGGTGCTGAAAGTGAAAATTCTCATGGTAATGTAGGTTTACGTATTGAGGAATTTGGCGACTTAAATGTATCAGCGCAAGAATCTGTACTTGCGGGCAATAACATATCGACTCAACAAGGAAATATAACGCTTGACTTAGGTACGCCAACGTATAAACCGCTCTATTTCTATTTAAAAATAAAAAACGAGAGTGGAAACACTAAAAACATTGCACGCATGCGAACACTGCGTGTGCATATGAGGGGGTAAACACAATGGTATGGACATTGTATTTAGAAATCCGAAATGGTCATTATGAAATTGTACTCGGCGGTAGTAATATCGTTCCGACAAAATCATACGACAAAGTGTTGCAAACTACCGAACGAATTGCAAGACAATTCGACAAGGTATACTTCGACGGGGAACACCTCCGATTAAAAGAGGGTGAAGAATTGTTAACGATTGAGGAATTGAATGCGAAACGATTGGAAGGATTGCCCGATAATCCTATAGCTGATCCAACAGGTGAAGTATACGACGTTGTTACTTAAGAGAATCGCAGTCACATTGATTGCGGTTCTTTATTTTATAGAAAAGCAGGTGAAACAATGAAAAGAACAGACTTAGGCGAATCACTCGCTTTTGTGATGATTGCAGGCTATGCAATTTTTACATTTATGAGAGGTTTATTTTGGTTTGTAGAAGATGATGAAGTGATTGCAGATTCAGAATTTTATTCAGCTTTGAATGATGTGATGCCTATTTGGATATGGGGGTTATTGTTAATGATTGTCGCAATAATTCTATTCGCAGCAGCATGGTTGATACCGAGGTACCGTTTGACGAACACATGCCAAATCTTTTTAATTGTCGGCGGTATCGGTGCATCGATTATTTATTTTTTAATGGCAAGCGCAAGTATATACAATGCGATAAACTGGTTGACATGGGCGCAATTTGCGGTATTGACTGCCAAAAGCGGCGGTATGGCGTTTATCGGAGGCATGATGCTCAATGACAAACGCAAGTGAATATCTGGCAAAACATGAATTCGAAGCTGCTAAGAATAAGATATACGAACGTATCAATGATAATGACCGTAAGCATACAGAAGCAATCAACACATTAGAAAAGACGGTCAATCGGCAAATATCCTTACAAGAGCGCTCCTTCGAATCACAAGAGCGTTCTGAGAAGCATTTAGAAAAGCTGAGTGGAACAATGGAACGTTTAGGTGATGAAGTGATTGATATTAAATATAAAGTCAAGTCACATGATGACACCTTGCATAATGTCCAAAGCGTCATTTCTGAAAAGCAAAAAGGCAACACACAGATAGGTGTCGCAATTATATCAGGTGTAGTTGCGGTTATCGTTGCGGCATTTGGATTTGCACAAGTATTTTTCTAAGTCGGCGCACTGCGTCGGCTTTTTACTATATGGAGGTATTTTATGAATTGGAAATTAAGAATTAAAAATAAAACAGTATTGACCGGGTTAATCGGTGCTTTACTGTTATTTATTAAGCAAATCACAGAACTATTAGGACTAGACTTATCAACGCAATTAGAACAAATAAGCGCCTTAGCGGGTACAATTATTACTTTACTTGTCGGCTTAGGAGTTATTGTAGATCCGACAACGAAGGGGGTTAAGGACAGTGGTATCGTAAAGCTATACGCAAAACCTAGAGATAGTAATAATACAGATGAAATGGTTCAGTGGCAGAATCAAGCACATGCGCCTGAAGTACAACAGTTCCGACCAGAACAATATGACACGTCAAAACCGTTTGTCGATGATAGTGACGAAATCGGATTTGATGTGAATCAATATGAACATGGAGGCGGTTCAAATGACAGCAACACTGACTAAGAACGAAGCAATCGCTTATATTAATGAATTAAAAGGTAAAGGTTGGGATTTCGACGGTGTTTATGGCTGGCAATGTTTTGATCTGGCTAATATGTACTGGTATAAATTATTTGGACATGGTCTTAAAGGCATAGGTGCTGCAGACATTCCTAACGCTAATAATTTTGAGGGAGAAGCTGTCATTTATCCTAATACACCTTCGTTTAAAGCAGAACCAGGGGACGTTGTTATTTTCAATAGAAGCTACGGCGGTGGTTATGGTCATGTTGCTATTGTTACGAACGGAAATATTGACGGAAACTATAATACTTTTCAATCGCTCGACCAAAACTGGTGGGGAGGCGGTATGGCCAAAACAGAAGTCGCTCAGCTTATCAATCATAATTACGACTTCCCTATGTGGTTCATCCGCCCCAATTTCAAAACGGCAACAGCGACACGTTCAGCACAATCACCTACACAAAGTGTTAAAAAAGCTAACTCTAAAAAGAAAGCAAAACCGGTTAAATTAAACATTGTCAAAGATGTAGTAAAAGGGTACAACTTACCTAAGCGTGGATATAATCCGAAGTTTATTGTTATCCACAATGACGCAGGAAGCAAAGGTGCGACAGCAGAAGCGTATAGAAATGGCTTAGTCAATGCGCCATTATCGAGACTTGAAGCAGGTATTGCCCACAGTTATGTCTCGGGAAATACTGTTTGGCAAGCGTTAGATGAATCGCAAGTCGGTTGGCATACTGCTAATCAGTACGGGAACAAGAACGGTTACGGTATTGAGGTCTGTCAGTCAATAGGAGCAGATGATAAAACGTTCTTAAAAAATGAACAAGCCACTTTCCAAGAATGTGCAAGACTATTGAAAAAGTGGGGACTACCCGCAAATCGAAATACTATCAGATTGCACAATGAATTTACATCTACATCGTGCCCACACAGAAGCGCAGAGCTCCACACAGGCTTCAATCCAGTCACGCAAGGGTTATTGCCTAAAGATAAGCAATTGAAGCTTAAAGACTACTTTATTAAGCAAATCAGAGCTTATATGAACGGTAAAGTACCTATTGCTACAGTTACTCAAGGTACAAACGCATCAAGCAATACGGTAAAACCAGTCGCAGGAGCTTGGAGACGCAATAGTTATGGTACTTACTATATGGAAGAAAAGGCGAGGTTTACGAACGGTAATCAGCCGATTATGGCGCGAACTGTTGGACCATTCACAAGTTGCCCACATGCTTATGACTTTCAACCTGGTGGCTGGTGTGATTACGACGAAGTAATGCTTCAAGATGGCCACGTTTGGATCGGTTATGACTGGCAAGGACAGCGATACTATTTACCAATACGTACATGGAACGGTGTCGCTCCACCTAATCATGGAGTAGGCGACCTTTGGGGTAGTATTCACTAGAAGAGTATGATAATATAATAGATACCTATTATATTTTTTCTCTTTGTTACACCAAATACGTGATAAGTGAGTAAATAGACACTAAGGTTCAGATTCAGGGTTACCTACGGGTAGCCCTCTTTTTATTGATTATGTAAAAGAAGCGTGCTATGATTTGTTTTGCGGTATGCATGTCGTGCATATTGCGCCCTTACTTCCTGGATGCTTTATCTTAGGCATCTATATGTATTTTCGTTACTTTCTTCCTAACTATCCCAACGAGAATACAACCACCCTTCGGGGTGGTATACATATTTTTTATCTAACTATTTGGTTGGTTTTTGACAGTATCAATATATTGTATTAAAATAATATACGCAATATCGATAAGGTATTGTGCGTGTGTTATTGTGTCTCTATTTCCCACTACTTTTTCATGTTGAGTGTTGTAATTTTAAGTTGAAAAAGTCTTGATGAATATAAGTATGGATAATAGGGCTTAGAGGTTGCTTCGGCAGCCTCTTTTTTCATGCATTTATATAGAAAATGAATTTTTATTTTCTCAATACTATACATATTGTGGTAATAAATCATATCTAAGCCACTAAGTCATTTTTAGGACCTCAACGTCAACGAATCACTTGTAATAAAATTGAAATATGATACTGTTTCATTGGGATGTTTATTAAGGGATTGTTTAAATTCTGAAAAGGAGTTTTTACAATGTACAAAAGTGTAAGAAAAATTGTTGCTGCTACGATTGCTACCTCTCTTTTAATGGGACCTGTTTACTTTACGATAGAATCAGGTAAAGCTAATGCTGAAACTGTTAAAGCAGTTGATGAGGAAATGAAACAAAGAGAAAAAATCGGAAATGCTTTGATAGAGAGTATTGAAGAGAATAAAAGCTCTTTTAAAGACCCTAATGAAGCTGAGGTTTTAAAATCAAAAGCTAAGCAATACAGAGATGGAATTGCAGAAAGAGGAAAAGCAACGATAGCTGCTAAAGCTGGGGCTAAATCTATTAAGGCTGTAGTTAATAAAGTCGGACAAAAAGCTTGGGATAACATAGTTAAACAAGTAGAAAAGAGAACAGGTACTCAATTAGTTGTCCTTCATTATCAATCTATAAATAAATTTTGTGATTACTTGACTGGATTTGAAGGGAAATTATCCGATGGTATAACTGAATACTTAGTACAGAACGGATTTAATCGTCAAATAGCAGGTGTTATAGC